AAGAAATTAGTAACTTTGTAGAAGCTCCAAAGAAGAGCCGCAAAGGCGTGCACGCAAAGAGCAAGACAAGTAAGTTGAAAACAAGCAAGAACTATACAAAAAAGTATAGAGGGCAAGGAAAATGACCGTGACGATGGCAGATATATGGATGTTGATTTTAGGCTCAGTAGTAGCTATAATTGGGTATTTTCTAAAGGTAGTGCACAATGATGTGCGCAGTAACACTGAGTCGCTAGGAAAGCTTAAAGGAAAGATTGAGCTAGTAGAGCAAGAATCACGCCTCAAATATCAGGCCATTCAAGAGCAGACACAATTAGAGATAAAGAATCTCGCAAGAAGCGTAGCTGAGCTATCAGACGCAGTCAAACAATTAATTATAAATAGATAATGGACACAGTATCAACAGCACCTGACTTTGGTGTATTCAGCCAATTGTCTGAGTATGGACCAATTGGATTAGCAGCACTAGCACTTGGCTATGTGGCTTGGGTATTTATCAAACGACACCTAGATAACAATAAGTAATGTCATTCGGTCCATTTGAAGTACTCACACAATACGGCGTCCTCGGCTTTGCAGTCTTAGCCCTAGGATACCTTTGTTGGATGTTCCTCAATCGACTGATGAAGAGTGAGGATGACCTCAAAGAAAAGGTCAATGGGCTTGAGGGTGAGTACAGAGAGAAGCTTGAGCAAAAGCTTACTGAAACCACTGAGAGCTCCAAGAGCTTGAAGGAGATAGTCCTAATGTTCTTGAGCAAGAAATGAAAAAGAAGCTGCTCATTGTTGGCTCACTATTCATTACACTTGTGGTCATCCAAGTGTTCTCAAGTGGACACGGCCACGTTGTAGTGGTTGAGGATAACATACAGCTCACAGGTGAGAATAAAAAGCTCACTACAGCAAATAAGAAGTTAACAACAAGTGTTAACAAGCTAGAGGCAGAGAAAGAGGAGTTAATAGAAGACAAGGAGAACCTTGAGCAAATGGTGTCTGAAGTAATAGGTGACTTGGATAGCACTAAGTCAGTAGTCAAAGACATCAAAAATGAATTGAAAAATGAAAAGGATATTGTTCGTAGGCAGTCTAGTGGTAAGCAGTTTGAGTTTCAGCCAATCACGCTACCCACTTCAGACGATAATTGATGGCGACTCTGTTGTCATCCTTACCAAGGCGCAGGCTGATACGATAAACGAAATATTCGAAAGCCAAAAGGTTAAGATTGCAAATTTCAAATCCGATGTAAAGACAAAGGATTCCATCATATCAGTCAGAGATACCGTGCTGATGTTCTACACCTCAAAATATACTGAGTACAGAACCATCATAGAAACTCAGATTGTGCGTGAGGATAAGCTTGATACCATCAGAGGATGGTTGATTGATAGGGCGAAAGAGAACTCATGGATATACTACTCATACTTAAACAATGAGGTAGTGGCTGTAGACCTCTCTGACTACGTTGTAAGGAAGGATGACTATACGGGTGATATAATCTTCTACAAGCGAACAGAAGATTGCCCTAATGACGATAAACAAAAAGAACCGCCTGTTGGTTGGCACACTGACATAGTGAAACCAAGAAGGCCCAAACTAAATATTTTTAAGCTATGAAAAAGTTTTTTAGAGAATTAATCTCAGACGATAATAAAATTAACGAGCAGGCATTTGTTGGTGTTGTCTCGTTTTTCGCAATGGTGTTTGTCTTATTGACAGATGTAATCACCGGTGTAATTGGTAACGAACTCATAATCAAAGAATTTATTTTTGATGGATTTATGTTACTAACTTTGGGGGCGTTTGGTATCACAACTGCCGGGCGTATTTTAAAACTTAAAAATAAAGATAAAGATGCAACTAAGTAAAAATTTAGCATTAGCAGAAGTAACTCGTAGTGAAACTGCAAAACGTAAAGGTATTAGCAATATGCCTACACCTGAGCATATCGAGAACTTCAAGAAATTGGCTGAGAACGTATTTCAACCTATCCGTGACCATTTCGGTGTGCCTATCCATTTAAGCTCAGGATATCGCTCAGCAGCGCTTAATAAAGCAGTTGGTGGTGCGTCATCTTCACAGCATTCAAAAGGTGAGGCTATTGACATTGATATGGATGGTAGTGCAAATGGAGTTACTAACAAGATGGTATTTGACTTTATTAAAGCAAACGTAAATTTTGACCAATTGATTTGGGAGTTTGGAACAGATGCTAACCCTGATTGGGTGCACGTATCTTATAACTCTGATGGTCCGCAACGCAAACAGATTCTTGTTGCTAAACGCTCTGGAAGCAAGACAGTATACGTCCCTTACAAATGAGAAACAAATTAGCCGGAACTAAAAAGGGTAAGTCTGATAGCGCAAAGTACTATCAGGAGAATCCTGAGGCTCGTAAGAAAAAGATTGCTTACGACACTAAGTATCATTCTACAGATAGTAGAAAGGAGTACCGTGCTGAGTTACAAAAAATAAATAGAGAGAGGGGCACTCATGGTAACGGAGATGGAAAAGACGTTGCCCATAAGTCAAAGACCCGTACACGTATGCAGTCACAGTCTAAAAACCGCGCTGATAAAAAGCGCTCATTTTTTAAGTAATGAAAAAAATTGCGCTCATAATTATTTCTATGCACCTACTTTTATCGTGCTCTCTTCACTATCATCTTGAGAAGGCTATGAAGAAGGGGTATCGTTGTGATGAGGTTAGCGACACAATTCAAATAACATCAGTAGACTCTGTACCTGTAATTGTACACGACTCAATCGTGTGGGAAAAGTTCTTTGTCACAAAAGATACCATTATAAAGTACAAAACATCCTACATTCCTAAAACACGTTGGCAGACAAGAATTGAGTACAAGTTAAAACGCGATACTATCAGGCAGATTCAAAAGATTGAGGTGGCTAAACATAAATCACAAAAGAAGGGTAACGGTAATATTTGGCTATTTATAATTGGCTTTGCTATTGGTATAGTCACTCATTACTTGTTCAAGTTCTCTAAATTTAATTTATGAGTAAATTCCGTCCAAGGATTACGCGTGAGGAGTTTGACATAGTTTCTCAGTACAGGGCAATTAAAAACGAAGCTAACGAACTAGGTCTAGACGAAGAAGACGTTAAGCATGGTTGGATAAAATCCAAGACGGCATCATTGTTCTTTAAGAACCCAAACTTCAAGTCGAAGGAAGAGGAGAATTACGAGCGGATTCGTGAGTCTATATTAAAGGATATTGATGCGCATACACCCAAGTATGATATATTAAAGAGAGAATGCTTAGAGGAATCTCATCTATTGGTAATAGACCCCGCTGACGTGCACATAGGAAAGCTCTGCGATGCTTTTGAGACAGGTGAGACGTACAACAATCAGATAGCAGTTCAGCGCGTCTTAGAAGGCGTTCAAGGCATTTTAGATAAATCTAAAGGATTCAACATCGATAAGATACTTTTTATTGGTGGTAACGACATCCTTCACATTGACACTCCGAGACGAACCACTACGGCAGGTACTCCTCAGGATACCGATGGAATGTGGTACTCGAATTTTTTAATAGCAAAACAATTATATGTTGAGATTCTTGAAAGGCTGCTTACTGTGGCTGACGTTCATTTTACTTTTAATCCCTCAAACCATGATTATGTTCATGGCTTCTTTCTTGCTGACGTTATTAGAACGTGGTTTAAAGAATGTAAACAGATTACTTTTGACTGCTCAATTTCGCATAGGAAGGCATTTAGATATGGACTAAACTTAGTCGGAACTACGCACGGAGATGGAGCTAAGAACCAAGACCTACCGTTATTAATGGCCACTGAGTTCCCAATTGATTGGAGCTTGACTAAGCATCGTTACGTGTACACGCATCACGTACATCATAAGTTCTCAAAGGACTACATCGGGGTAACCGTTGAGTCGCTACGCTCTCCATCGGGGGCTGACTCATGGCATCACGTCAAAGGCTATCAGCACGCTCCCAAGGCTATTGAAGGATTTTTGCATCATAAGATTAATGGGCAAGTCGCGCGCTTGTCTCATATATTCTGATTTTCATTATCTTTGTCATATAAATTTAATAAAATGAAAGCTGAAAAATTTTTAAAAACAGAAGAATTAGAGACGTTGCAAAAGATGCAATCGGACTTTAACAAGGCAAAGCTTGCTTTGGGAGATTTAGAGTTAGAGAAGCACGAGCTTCTTAAACGAATGGATTTCTTGCGAGCTCAATTTAGTGAACAAGAGAAGTCACTCATTGCTATTTATGGACAGGATGCTGTCATTAATATGCAGACGGGTGAGGTAACCAAAAAAGAAAAATAAAAAACATGGGAAAGATTAGTACATACGCAGTTGATTCAAATCCTTCATTATCAGACAAGCTGATTGGCACTGAGGTGGGGAACCTAGATGCTACAAAGAACTATACTATATCATCTATTCTTTCCCTTGGTAATTCATCAGGATTATTTGTTCCATATACAGGTGCTTTAGGTCCTGTCACATTAGGTGTTCACGGAATTACTGCTAATTCTTTTACTAAAGCAGGTGGCACATCTGCACAGTTCTTGAAGGCTGATGGTTCTGTAGATTCAACTACGTATGCTACAGCTGCATCATTAAATAGTTACGTTCCTTATACAGGTGCATCTGCTGATGTAAACTTAGGTTATAACGACATTACTGCTAACTCTTTCGTTAAAGTTGGAGGCACATCTTCTCAATTTTTGAAGGCCAATGGTACAGTTGACTCTAATACTTACTTAACTGTAAATACGTTAAATGTTCCTCAAGTATTAAACGGAACGTCATTTGTTACTCAAGCTCCATCAGCATTAGATACACCATTACTTGTATCATTTGGAGCTGCACAATCAAATGTAGATGTATCACTTGATGCAGGCGGCACAATCGTATTTAATACAGGAGGTGTTTATTTTATAAATGCATTTGGTTCTGTTGAGAGACAAGGCTCATCGGGTGGTGTAGCTATTCTTTTATTTAGAGTTCTTTTAAATGGAACTCAAATTAGTACTACAAAAGGATTCCATCTTGATACGCCAAACCTTGATGTGCCATATGAAGTAACTATTCCGTTTAAGGCGCAAGCCGGAGATTCTCTTCGTTTTCAAATTATGCGAGACTCATCGGGTGTGAATCAAGGCGGTTTATATGGACATACAGTTCTAGGTGGTTGGCCTAACGTTCCGTCATCTCAAATTCAAATTTGGAAACTTAGCTAATGGACATTAGAAAAATATCTATCGGTCCTGACTACAAGGGTAGCGCTATGCACTACATATGTGGACAAGAGATATTGGGTGGGTCAAATACGATTCATCTAATCCGATACGATATTGACAAATCTTCAATCAAGATTTACATCATAAATAAAAAAGAGGAGGTTGTGCTGTGGAAGGAGTTCACGCACACCATGCCAATTGCAATTGAATATAATATAAATTATTAATGAAATCCCCATTCTACTTCATAGTAAAACCTATGGAGGGGAAGAGATACAGCAATACCGGGGACTTTGGAGGAGTTGAGTTAATAGTTAGCACTTCAGAAGAAGACTTCAAATTCTCGAACAGGTACGCTGAGGTTATTGAAACCCCTATAGGATATACCGGGCCAATTGAGCCGGGTGATACACTAATCGTTCACCATAACGTATTTAAGTTCTACAACGACGTTCAGGGCCGTAGAAAAAGCGGAATGAGCTTTTTTAAAGACGACTTGTTCTTTGTTGACTTTGACCAATTCTATATGTACAAAAAGGATGGTGATTGGACTGCTAATGGAAGATTCTGCTTTGTTGAGCCGGTTGATACGGTTGATTCGTTTATTTATAAGCCATTTAGCGAAGAGCCACTTATGGGTACAATGCGTTACCCAAGTGAGTACTTGAAATCTCAAGGCATTAATTCGGGTGATTTAATTTCGTTTGAGCCTGACTCTGAATACGAGTTTACTGTTAACGACAAGAAGATGTATCGTATGCTTGAGCAAAACATAAAAATTCTGTTATGAGCAAGGTAAAGGAAATAAAGCTTAGAATTATCTCGGCAGGAGAGCAAGCTGTTGAGCAGCTAATAAAGGTTGCTAAAGAGCAAATCATTAAGCCTGACCCTGAGGATGAGCTTTCTGCAGATAGATTAAAAAATGCTGCAGCTACGAAAAAGCTCGCTATATTCGATGCGTTTGAGATTCTAAATCGCATTGAGCTAGAACGAGAGAACTTGGAGATACTAGATAAAGGCCCTAGTAAGGTAGATACTAAACAAGGATTCGCTGAACGTCGTGCAGGAGGGAAGTAGTTTATATAAGGTCGTCGAGAAGGCTATACCAAAGGCTGCATTCACTCGAAAGAATAACGATAGGTCATGGACGTATGGTTACAACGAAGACTACGACGTGGTTGTTATATCAAAGACAGGACGTATTGGAGAGATAGTAGACATACAAGGTCTAAGAATTGCTCTTCCTGAGGTTCCTCAAAAGTGTCTTCAAAGACACCATAAATCATCTGAGCAGTATTGGGAGAGAATGGATATTCCAAAGGAGCTAAATCGCATTCAATCTATATTTCAATGGAACGATATGCCTGCCGAGTTCAAGAACAGGTGGGTAGATTACATCGAGCAGGAGTTTGACCACCGTGAGCAGGGGTGTTGGTTTATGAACAACGGAACGCCTACCTACATCACAGGGTCGCATTATATGTATCTTCAGTGGTCTAAGATTGACATTGGATACCCTGACTATCGTGAAGCAAATCGAATCTTCTTTATATTTTGGGAGGCCTGCATGGCTGACCCGCGTAGCTTTGGTATGATATACCTAAAGATACGTCGTTCGGGATTCTCATTCATGTCGTCATCTGAGTGCGTAAACATCGCAACTCTCGCTAAGGATTCTCGTGTTGGTATGCTATCAAAGACGGGAGCGGATGCCAAGAAAATGTTCACCGACAAGGTTGTACCAATCAACAGCAATCTTCCTTTCTTTTTCAAGCCCGTTATGGATGGTATGGATAAGCCAAAGACTGAGCTTGCGTATCGCGTTCCTGCGGCTAAGATTACAAAGAAGAATATGCATGATGTGGATGACAACGAGATTACAGGTCTAGACACCACGATTGACTGGAAAAATACAGAGGAGAACTCTTACGATGGTGAGAAGTTAAAGTTCTTGGCTCATGACGAATCTGCCAAGTGGACGAAGCCGAACAACATCCTAAACAATTGGCGTGTAACTAAGACTTGTTTACGTTTAGGTTCTAAGATTATTGGTAAGTGCATGATGGGCTCTACGTCAAATGCGCTGAGCAAAGGTGGTGAGAACTATAAAAAACTTTATGAGGACTCTAGGGTTACGACAAGAAATGCCAACGGACAGACTAAGTCAGGCCTTTACGCATTGTTTATTCCTATGGAGTGGAACATGGAGGGCTTTATAGATATCCATGGTATGCCTGTGTTTAGAAAACCATTTGATAAAATCAGAGGCGTTGACGGGAATTGGATTACAAACGGAGCTATCGATTATTGGGAGGCAGAGGTTGACTCGCTTAAAGGTGACGCCGATGCACTCAATGAGTTCTATCGTCAGTTCCCTCGTACTGAGTCGCACGCATTTAGAGATGAGAGTAAATCCTCATTGTTCAACCTTACTAAGATATATCAGCAGATTGACTACAATGACGCCTTAATATCAGAGCACTACTTAACACGTGGCTCATTTCATTGGAGAGATGGTATTAAGGATAGCAAGGTTGTATTCTCACCTGATAAAAATGGTAGGTTCTTGGTGTCGTGGGTTCCTCCTGCTCACTTGCAGAACAGAGTAATAGAGAAAAACGGCCTTAGATACCCTGCCAATGAGCACATGGGGGTGTTTGGTTGTGACCCCTATGACATATCGGCAGTTGTTGGCGGAAGAGGTTCAAACGGCTCGCTGCACGGAATGACTAAGTTCCACATGGATGAGGGGCCTACAAATGAGTTCTTTTTGGAGTACATTGCTAGGCCTCAAACAGCAGAGATTTTCTTTGAAGAGGTTTTGATGGCCTGCGTATTTTACGGTATGCCAATTCTTATTGAGAACAACAAACCTCGTTTGCTCTACCACTTTAAAAATAGAGGTTATAGACCTTACTCAATAAACAGGCCTGACAAGCATTACTCTAAGTTGACGCCAACAGAGCGTGAGCTAGGTGGTATACCAAATTCATCAGAGGATGTTAAGCAATCTCATGCATCAGCTATAGAGAGTTACATCGAGAAGTACGTTGGATTAGATTCAGCAGGTATATACAGACAGCCTGATGAGATGGGCACAATGCCGTTCACTAGAACGCTTAGTGATTGGGCTAGGTTCGATATTAGCGACAGAACTAAATTTGATGCCTCTATTAGCTCGGGATTGGCTATTATGGCCAATCAGAAGCACTTATACATACCGGAGAAAAAAGAATCAAAAATATCTCTTAAATTTGCAAGATATAGTAATGATGGGAATATAAGTCAACTTATTAAATGAAAGAAGTAAAAGTAAACGTACCCTCAACTGCATTTCCGAGTCAATTTGTTTCTGACGCAGAAAAGAATACTGCAGAATTTGGCATCCAAATAGGGCAAGCTATCCAATACGAGTGGTTTCGTAAGGATGGAAATCAGTGTAGATATTACAGCCAATGGAGAGACTTCCATCGTTTAAGGTTGTACGCCCGTGGCGAGCAGTCTGTTGCTAAATATAAAAATGAACTTTCAGTTGATGGTGACCTGTCATACTTAAATCTAGATTGGACTCCCGTTCCAATCCTACCTAAATTTGTTGACATCGTTGTGAACGGTATGTCTGACCGTATGTTTAAGGTTAAGGCTTACGCACAGGATGCAATGTCTCAAGCAAAGAGAAGTAAGTTTCAAGATGTACTTGAGGGACAAATGATTGCAAAGGCTCCATTGATGAAAATCAAAGAGAAGTCAGGATTTGACCCATTTGTTATGAACCCCGAGGACCTTCCTGAAACTGATGAGGAACTATCATTGTATATGCAGCTTAACTATAAGCCTGCTATCGAGATTGCTGAAGAAGAAGCTATCAATACTATTCTTGAGGAAAACAAGTACATGGATTTACGTAAGAGACTTGACTATGACCTTACGGTTCTAGGTATCTCTGTTGCTAAGCATGAGTTCCTTCCCGGCTCAGGTGTTCAAGTGTCATATGTAGACCCTGCAAACGTGGTATATAGCTACACTGAAGACCCTTACTTTAAGGATTGTTTTTATTGGGGTGAGATTAAGACAGTTCCTATTACGGAGCTTTTAAAGATTGACCAATCATTAACTACTGATGATTTAGCTGAAATATCAAAATACAGCCAAAGTTGGTACGACTACTACAACGTAGCTCAGTACTACCAAAATGACATCTTCTACCGTGATACTTGTACGTTGCTATACTTTAACTACAAGACCACTAAGAAAGTTGTTTATAAGAAAAAGTTCTTGGAGAACGGTGGTGTTCGCGTAATTGCAAAAGACGACACGTTCAACCCTCCTGCAGACATGATGGAAGAGGGTAAGTTCGAGAAGATTGAAAAAATAATTGATGTTTGGTACGAAGGCGTAATGGTCATGGGTACAAACATTCTACTTAAGTGGGAGATGTCTGAGAATATGGTTCGTCCTAAATCTTCATCTCAGCACGCTATACCAAACTACGTAGCTATTGCACCTCGTATGTACAAGGGTGTAATCGAATCCTTAGTTCGTCGAATGATTCCATTTGCCGACTTGATTCAAATTACGCACTTAAAGATGCAGCAGGTTATTGCACGTACAGTTCCTGACGGTGTGTTCATCGATGCTGATGGTCTTAATGAGGTTGACTTGGGTACGGGAGCTGCTTACAATCCTGAGGATGCGCTTCGACTATACTTCCAAACGGGTAGTGTAATTGGTCGTAGCTACACACAAGATGGCGAGTTCAACAACGGACGAGTTCCTATCCAAGCTATTACAGGAAGTACGGGCGCGTCAAAACTACAGACGTTAATTGCAAACTATAACCACTACATGGATATGCTACGTTCGGTCACAGGACTTAACGAAGCACGTGACGGCTCTATGCCTGACCCGAGAGCATTGGTTGGTGTACAGAAGCTCGCAGCGCTTAACTCAAACACAGCTACACGTCACATCTTAGAGGCTAGTTTGTTTATGTTCCGCTCATTAGCTGAGGCAATGACATACCGAGTAGCTGATATTCTACAATACGCAGACTTTAAGGAAGACTTTGCAAATAGAATTGGAAAGTATAATGTGTCAATCTTAAATGAGATTAAGGACTTGTACGTTTACGATTTTGGAATCTTTATTGAAATATCACCTGATGAAGAAGAAAAGGCACAACTCGAGCAGAACATTCAAATCGCGCTATCTAAAGGCGATATTAACCTTGAAGATGCGATTGATATCCGCGAGATTAAGAACATTAAATTGGCTAATCAGCTTCTTAAGGTTAAGCGAGTTAAGAAACAGGATAGAGAGGAGAGACTTCAGATGCAACAGCAGGCTATGGTTGCTCAGCAAAACCTACAGTCACAACAGATGGCAGCTGAAACAGCTATGGCTAAAATTCAAGCAGAGACTCAAGCTAAGATGCAAATAAAGCAAGCTGAGGTAGCGTTTGAAATTGAGAAGATGAAAAACGAAGCCGTACTCAAGCAACAGCTAATGCAGACTGAGTTTGATATGCAGATGCAATTAAAGGGCATGGATACTCAAACTTTAAAGCAAAGAGAGGACGAAAAGGAGAAGGCTAAGGATAAAAGAATCTCCATTCAGAATAGTCAGCAATCCAAACTAATCGAGCAACGTAAAAACAATTTACCTCCAATTGATTTTGAATCAAATGAGGATAGCTTAGATGGATTTGACTTAGCTGAGTTTGAGCCTAGATAGTATTGAAAAAATACTATTAAAAAAATGTATAATTTTGTAATGTAAATTTTAATCAAATGGAAATCAAAGTAAGAGATTTGGGAGCGACCGAATCAAAAAGCGTTCAAGAAGTTGAACAACAATTATTAGATGAACATCAACAACAACTAGAAGGAACTCAAGAGCCACTTGTAGAAGTTGTAGATGAACCAACACCAACACCCGCTCAGACTGAAGAGGCTGAGTTGGATGATGATAAAGTTCTTTCATATTTAGGTAAGCGATATGGTCGCGAGCTCAAGTCCTTTGATGACTTGGCATCTCAAAGAGATGAACAAGAGGAAATGGATGAGGAGGTTAAGACCTATCTTAAGTACAAAAAAGAAACAGGGCGTGGTTTTGAAGACTTTAAGGAGTTGAACAAAGACTATG